CCCAAACAAATAATAGCTGCGAAGGCTCGCATAATCCCCGCGCCGCTCGTCACGCGACACATAACACTTATCCACCAAATCAAGGTAGAATTGTTCGCGTTCAACGGCTTCGGTTGGGATTCTCATGACTTAATCTTCAGGTTTTCATGGTCAGCCATATACGACGCCGGCTTCGGCCCAGACAGATTACCAGCATCCTTGGGGTTAAAGCCAACACTTTCTCCCCTTACCGACTTAATGGCCCCGCCGGCAAGCACATTCTGCATGTTGTAACCGGCACCACCACCCCAAATAACCCCACTCGGGGTCTGCGGAGGCTGGTCCTTGGGCTGCGGGGCATTATTCCGGGTCAAATACCCCTCCTGATGCTCACCCTCCCGCGTTGACTTCAAATTCGTCATGTCAAAGTCCTTGGCAAGCCCCTTCAGGGTGCCATCAACGCCCTTGGTCCGGTCAGACATGTAATTTGGCGCCTGTAAATGGACAATCATGATCCCATCAAGGCATCCATGGGGGCATTGCGCCTCCCAAGCCTCAAAAAACCCATGCGCCTCGCACTTGTAGTCCCGTTTTATCGGCATTTGTTTCCCTCCATCTGCTCCAAAAGGGTCGGTTCCCCATAATCAGCCTTATTCCGCACCCGCGCATCCACCTTCAACCCCTCTGAGGTCATCTTCAACCCCCAACTGCGGGCCAAACGCAAACGCGGCTGCTTACGATACTCGGCAAAACGAGTGTTGTACCGGCCCTGCATGACCGCAATCTCCCCGTCTTCCCACGATTTCAACACACGACTAACCCTAATCTGAAACACCTCACTCAAATCAGCCGTGCCCTTAACAAAGATATTGCGCAGGCTTTGCTCACTGAACCCACACAACTCACAAAACAAGGTCAAACTGATCCCACGATTGGGGTCAGCAATAAAGCGCCCCATGCGCTCCTTCAGTTCGCGCTTGCTATAGACCGACATTTTTTCGCCATGAACGCATAAAACAACTCCGGCACCTTCTGGTCCCCCTGCTGCAACTCCAACCTAATCTCGCGCGTGTCAAACACCTCAAACCCAACACGCTGCATCAAAGCCACCCACATGTGCGGCCCCAGAATCGAATAGTGATTGGGGTTCCATTCGTGACCACGCTGCAACGCAGGCGCCGGCACCTCCACATACAAACCACCACCAACCCTCAACACGCGGTTGAACTCATACAGCGTGAACAACGGATAAGGGCTGTGCTCAATTGCGTGCCGACACCAAACCAAATCCACCGAGTCATCCAAGTCATCAAGGTCAGAAATGTCACACAACGTGCACCCATGCCCCTTGGCACGACACGCAGCAACATCCTCCTCACTCAACGTCACCCCCCAGAGAGATTGAAAGCCGGCACTCCGCATCTCGTCCATGAAGACGCCGGGGCCACATCCCGCATCAAGCACGAAGGGAGTATCCGGCAAACCGAATAGTGGGATAAATGCGCGCACGGCTTCTTTGATAAGCGCGTTGTGGAAGTTTCCATCTTCAGGCTCCGAATAAACAGTTGAACGTGCCAACTGCAAATAACGATCAAACTTCTCCGGCGTCATGAATACAACCCTATCCTCTTGAGATACGTACTCACCGCACGCGAACCCTGCACATCCTCCGGACGCATATTGTCCTGAGCGCGGTTGTTCTCGCGCGTAATCTTCATCTGCACCAAACGCGGCCACAACTGCTCCGCATAAGCAGCCGAAGCTAACGCCGTCGCAATCACACGATCATCCTTGCCGCGACCACCAGCCTGAATCGACCCGCCATCACGCACAATAGACTTCATCTCCTCAATCGTATCAACACTGCGAACGCGCATCATCCCACGCTCGAAGTAATCCTTCATGTAATTCAACATCCGCTCCTTGGACGGACCCGTCGTCAACCAACCAATACTGTTCGTAATACCACCAAGATTATCATTCTTGCGCCACATATAATTCTGCATGTGACCCAACACATTCATCAAGTCCTTGCCCTGCGGCCCACCCAACGACGCCGCCTGACGCTTCAAATTACGCAACTCATTAATCACCGCCTGCCCAGGACCATTCACCTCCAAATTCAAAGTACTGTTCCGATAAGCACCAGCCAAATGCGCAATAACCCAAGCAAACTGATAAGTATTCAACTCCGACGTAGCAAACTCCGCAACCTGCTCCATACCATCCGCATACACACGATAAACCGTCAAACAAAAACGATCAGCCCAATCACTCGACCCATACGCCGGGTCAGCACCAATCACATAATACGCCGTATCAACCGGCTCCTCCCAAACCTTCAACGTCGCTAAACGCTCCTGCGACTTAATCACCTCAGTATCCGCAAACGTCGCACCCATCACATAACGATAATACGCCGGCACATCCTTCTTCGCCTCCTTCATCGCATCCGTACAACGCGCATTACTGAAGAACGACGTACCCGTCATAACAAACGCATAGTCCTCAGTCGGCGGGAACTCCTGATACATCAAAGCATCATCACGTATCCCCTCCGCCAACTTCCAACGCCACCACGCCATCTGACGCGAATTAATCTCAACGCCATATAACTTCTTAATATCCCGCGTCCATTCACGCTCCTCCGGCGTCAATCGACCATCCCAATAAGTCTTGTACACCGCCGATTCTGGGTCCGCAGAATAGAACTCATTCCGCCACCAACCACAGAAAATCGCACGCTGCGTCCGCGCACGCTTGGCGGTAACATACATATCATGGAACATGTTGAAGCCGCGCGCCGTGCTCTCAAACATATACAACCTGTCGGGGTTGGTCTCAGCCAACGAAGCCAACAAACTCGCCAAACCCTCCTCATCCCCCCACGAAGACGTTTCCGTGCCGTGCAAATAAGTGATGGCTTTACCACGCCCCAAACTCCCCTTGGCCCTCAAACCAGCCACCTGATAGAAAAGCCGGGACCGATTCCTCAACACCATCTGATTGCGATTATGCCCATCAACAGGAATCTTAAACTCCTTGGGCAAATGCTCGTGATACATACCCAACGTCGAACGGAACATCTCACGGTTCTCCTCCGTGTCCGTCACCAACGTTGCACCCAACCCAGGATGCGTAAAAACCCAATACAAATCCAACGCTAAACTAATCGTAGTTATCCCCAACTGACGACCCTTCAAAATCACATAATGGTGCGCCCCATCCTCCAGCCCAGCCGCAATCTCCTGCATCACATACGTCTGCGTGCCCAACAAATTACCTAGCCGCTGAAGGCCCTTCTCCTTCGTCTCAATCTGTAACTGCGCACAAAACCGATAAAACTTCTTCAGATCAAAACTCATCTCACCAACCTATAACCCTTGCGCACACGATCATGCACAATATCCAAACCAAAACGCTTCCGACAATCAGTAATCCCAACCCTCACCACAGTACGCCACGTCGCCGGCACATCACGACCAGCCCACAACAACATCCGAAAATCATCCCAACCCAAAAAACCACCATCAGCCGCCTCAAAAGAATCAGCCAACACCTTCACCACAGCATCACCACGCACACGACGATGCCTAGCCCTCACATCACCCATCTCACGTGCACGCTGTAAATATAACCATATCGTGTTGCTGCTCACACCAACATCAGACGCAATAACCTTCACCGTCTGACCAGCCGCATACATCGCACAAACACGATTCAACTTATCCATATCCATAACAAACATACCTCCTGCGTAAACGTTGTAACATTAACAAAACAAGAAAACCAGTTTTTTTCTATGGGGGGAGCCAGTTGGGGTGCACGCGCCCACCCACCCCCCTGGCCCTGCCGAGGTCCGCTGGCGTCTGTAGCTGGTCAATCCCTGACCATGCCCAAGCCCAGACCATGCCCTGCCATGCCATGGCACGCGGCAGCGCTTGCAGGCTATGCGACACGTCCAAACCCCTTTCGCCTTATGGTTGCGCGTCATGACCATGCAACCATAGGTTTGCGTTTCTGCGGCGCGAGGGAGTAGCCTAACCTTCCGACTGTTGGAGTGTTGCGGGGTTATATTATTACATTACCCATTAATAGGTATGACATATGAATAGGTATTCAGATGTATAGGTATATATATATTGTATGTAGTGCATCACACGCTTTTAATGTGATTGTGCATAAAGAACATAATTTTGCCACAATCTAATAGTGTAATTTACAGATGAAGCAATCACGCTTCGGGAGCCATTATTATGACGATAACAGCAAACGCATCACTAGATGAAGCCAAGGCGGCGCGCAGCTTGGTTAGTCTTATTTTGAAGAAGGGCTATGAAGTAAGCGTTAATGATGGCTGCGAATGGGTTCTAAGGCGCTCTACTTCGCTGCACGATATTCTTTCTGTTCTTTGCACTACGGGAGAAGATCATCTTATCTTGCGTAATGCTTCTGGCGAAAAGGTCGGCATTTTTTATCTGGTTTGGGGCAATAGTGCAGAGGAGTTGGTCTGCGATCACTCCGACAATGCAATTGTGGACGGCATTTGGAGCGAATGGCAAGCACAGGTGGCGTCATGACTGATCGCGATAGCTTCCTAATCGGTTCTTTCTTTGTGGTGCTTTTGCTTTGGCTTTTGATTGATTAACGGCGCGGGCTACGGCCCCGCCTCCCCATGGCGTCATTGTGGC